GCCAGATTCACTTGCAGATAGTGCGATCAGCACCTGGTATTGGTCATGCTTCTTTGTTTCTTTCTTCTTTTCAGCAGCATCTTTGCTGGTCATCTGACCCTTGTAACCAGGGTTGTTAGGGTAGCTAAAATCTATTTGCATCTGCATTTCATCACGTTCCATTTCAAAATTCATTGAGCAGACCCATAACGCGCCTGCCGTAACACCGAAAAAAATAGCCACACCGATTGAGCCAAAGAATATTTGAACAACCTCTTTCACCTGTTCCAGACCTGTTGAGCGAGGGCTTTGTACTCAGGTGATTTAGACTTCCACATCCAGTGATCAAAATCTGGAGCTACCATGCTAAATAGATCGTCAGCATCGTCAGCCTTACTCATCAGCTTTTCACGGGTGGCAGCGATCAGGCGCAGCCGTTCCATAGCGTCATCAAGTCGAGCTGGTTGCAGTTCCTCACAATCAATAGAGCTGAAGATACGGAAGTCTTTGCAGTTGGCGTACACAATCTGCACAGGTACGTTTTTTGCCTGCTTAGACATCCAAGCGTGATAGACAGCAACCTGTGCAACGTGCTCAGGCTTCGGCCTTGCTGGTAAACTGTTAAGTGTCCAACCCCTCTTTGAGCTGGCTTTGACGAAGGGCCACTGCGTTTTAATCTCAACGACACCACGGGTCTTGACATCGATCTCGCCAGCAAACGGCAAGATTAAGCCGTCCATAGGCAAGCTGATCCACGGGCCGTCCTCAACCAGGTTCTCACCCTTAGTGGCTTCACGCAGACCCAGCACCAGATGCTCAAGTGTCAGCTCAAAGACCGTGCCTGATTTTTCAAGTGGCACACTCTCATATTCACCATTAAGGATGATGTCGTGTTTTGCTTTATCAGCCTCGTCCCAAGGGGCAGGCTTATGTTCCTCAAGCACAGAGAGTGCGTGCCTGTAACTTTCATTAGGGTCATCACCATCAATGACTACACGCTTGCAGTGACCTTCACCTTGTGTGCCAGAGATCATTGGTGCATTAGCTGGTGAAAATATTTTGCGTGGTCTGGCTTCAACCTTTTCTAGGAACTCCATGCCGTCTGGACGCTGGCATCCTGATGGCGAGTGATGAAAAAAGTTAAAGGTTTGGACCCACGATGGCAGGCCACTAAAATCATCAATTTCTTTACTATGTTTTTGTGTTTTCATAAGCACTAATTGTGCTTATAAAGATTACATCGTCAATAAGAAGTTATTAACAGAAACTTAATAACCAGAATCAGTAACACATAATTACGTATTTCTTGTACAGCCACATCCATTAGCAAAAAAGTAACCAGCAGTGACAAAAAAAGCCCCCAAAAAATGAGGGCTTTGATTTTTGAAAACAGTTATCCACAAATAATTTTGAAATTAATTACCGTTTATAATCTTTTTTATAGTTTCTGGTTGATCTGTAAGGGACGTTTTATAATCCTTAGTTACATTTTCGGCTGGGCATTGCATGGCAAGCCTGACAGTCTGACCTGGTTTGATCGTGTATGTCAGATCAACCTCTGCTGGTGTGCCAGATGGGTTCCATATTTCATCCAGTGTGCAGTTCAGAAAATTACAGATCATAACAGCCTGACTGATCTTTGGCTCAACTTCACCGCGCTCATACCGTCTGTAAGCTGGAGCTGAGATACTCAACAGCTCGGCAAGATCGGTCACGCTTGCATTTTTACGCCTTCTCATCTCACGCAAATTCTTAGTTATGTCTTTGCTATTCATTTGACCCCCTTAGAAAAATTAAATACGTGCATACCTTCAGCCGTTGGCTCTGCGCTTTTCCAACATTTATCTGTGTAGGGTTGCATTGCAAGTTCCATTTCTGAGTAATTTCTGACAGCAAATCGCAATGACCAAGCAACTACCTCGATGAATCTGTGCAGATAAATTTTAGATGGCAAAATAATTTGATTATCAGCACTTGAGAACATAATGCCAGTTGGTTGTACTGGCTGCTCCATGTAATCATTGGTAATTATGATGATCTTTTGTTCAATTAAAGATTTTACAGCTTTATATGTTAAAAAATCATTTGATCGTTTTGTGTCTGGTGTGTTGTAAAGCATAGACAAAAGACCACGGCTAACTGGCATCTTGAAAAAATAAGCAGAAGCCGACACAAGCATAATTTTTCGGGCCGTATGGTCATGGTAAATGAGATCATAGAAATTATGCAATTCAATACTTTGAGAGGTATGAGCACAAGGTGCTTGTACAAGCTGCCAAGGCAAATTATATCCATACATTTTTAAAACAGATTTACTTAGAACAGACTCTGCATAGCTATTCCCAGCAGGCTTTGGGCCAGTTGGCTTCCACGATTCCAGAACATTATTACTGTCAATTCCAAGAATCCATTTCTGCATAACACTCGCAACTTTTTCATCCAGCAAAATGTCATATTCTGCATAGTCTCGATGGTTGCCTTCGATGCAATCACCATCTTTGCAAGTATGTGTCTGGCAACATTTGGCGATAGTTGTTTTTTTTGTTGTTTTAAAATCGATTATTTCAGCCATTATTTACTCCCATGATTTATATGTCTGAATTTTTATTTCCCTGTTTATGTTACACACAAGCACATTAGTTTTTTATAGACACACTTACAAGCACGGAAAGTAACTATGATTTGACACGCAACTGTCAGTTACATATTCCTTGTGCATGGTTACTTTTGCAAACTGGCTTACTAAAAACAAAATTACCAACCAGGCTATGGCTGACCGTTTAAAGGTTAGTCGAGCTTATGTCTCCATGCTCAGACGGCACAAGAGCAAGCCAAGTATCAACCTCATCAAGCGCATAGTCATTGAAAGTGAAGGCCAGCTCACCACTGCTGGGCTTATCAATGAATTTTACTGAACAGGAAATTCACACCAGCATTGTTGCCTGGTTACAACTGGCACTGCCAGCACGGTCGGTCGTTCATCATAGCCCAAACGAAGGCCGTCATCATGTGGCCTATCGTCAGAAACAGAAGAAGATGGGTATGCAGACGGGTTGGCCTGATCTTGAATTGTTTGTGCCTGACGAGTTCTTTGTCAGCGGTGAAAGCAGGCCAATATTTCTTGAGGTTAAATCAAAGAAAGGCAGGCTCAGAGATACACAAATAGAAATACTTGAGCAACTGCGCGACCTTACCTGCCATGTGTGTGTTGTCAGGTCTATCGATGAGACACAGGATTTTCTGTCTGAAATAATCAAGTTACGTGCCACATGAAAAAGAGAATGGAAGCACACCCCAGTTGCTCAGACCTTATCAAGAAGCTAACCAGGCTGATCCTCAGCAGCCCCATGAGTATCCCTGAGCTGGCGCACAGAAGTGGCGTTAATTATTACACTATCCACAGTTGGCCTAAGCGTAATTCACCCACCCTATCCAACCTTGAGAGTGTTGCTAACGCACTGGGTTATGAGGTTTGTCTGAGGAAAAAGCCTGATGTGTGAGGTCTGCAATGACACAGGCATGGTGTTACTAAAAGCATCACATTTTGACAGAAGCCTGCGTGAGGTAATCCTGAGAAGCCCACTTGATATTTGCCCAGAGTGCCGATGGCGGTCTGAGGTTGAGTACAATGTACACAGAGTTGAGGACAAGTGATTGAAGAAAATACCCATCTTGACCTCTGCTCAGGCATTGGAGGATTTGCCCTCGCAATCGCAGATGCAGCCAAGCGAACAGATCGAAATGTTCGCACCGTTGCCTTCTGTGAGCCAGACAAGTTCTGCCAGCAAGTCCTCAACAAGCACTGGCCTAACGTCCCAATCTTCGATGATGTCAAAACCTTCCCCAGAGACTTCGGCAAAGTCGACATCCTCACCGCAGGCTATCCATGCCAGCCATTTTCACAGGCCGGGAAGCGCAAAGGCACGGCAGATGACCGTCACATCTGGCCGTGGGTGCTTGAAATTGTTAAGCAAACAAGACCCGATGTTGCCGTTTTTGAAAATGTTGTTGGTCACATCTCAATGGGCCTCGATGAGGTGCTGCTTGACTTGGAAAATGAAGGTTACAGGGCATGGCCGCTCGTACTTGGAGCTGTATCCAAAAACGCTCCCCACAGAAGACAAAGGGTCTGGATTGTTGCATACGCCAACAGCGAAAGCGAACCAGATGGCTCCCAGCATGAACAGCGGATGGTGGCCGACACCAAGTTCAGCAAACTACAAGGGAGCATCAAAAAACAGGTTTATGGGCAGTCCGACATACAAGGCCAACCTGGACGAAGCAGTGAGGACGCACAAGAACGATGGTCAGCTCAACAGCGAATGGGTGGAATTATTAATGGGCTATCCACCTGGGTGGACGGAGATTGGGAACGGGGAGTCCCAAGAGTGACTGAAGGGCAAAAAGACAGGGCGAAAAGAT